GATTCCAAGTTGCCATCTTCCAACCTCTTCGCAAAGCCAAGATCGATCATCAACAAGGCTTGCCCAAGGGGCGGTCGCAGACGGTGCCCCGCCTGCAACCCGTTCCACCCTTGGACTAACTCAACGTCCAGTTCATCCATGGAATCAACCACGAATAACCGAACCGTTGGCAATGCCGGCAACCGTGCCATCATTCAACGCATCGCGGGAAAGAACCGCAACCGCAGCAAGGTAGGTTCCGGTCGATCCATCGCCAGCCGTTGCAACGATGTTCCAGTATCGACGCTTTCCGCGAAGATCGACTTGAAACACGAAGACTTCATTGTCATCAGTAGCCGATGGCAAGCTGGTTGCATTCCCGGCGATGTCAACACCGCCCGAGAAGTTCAGCCCGGTAACATCCGTCAGCGTCCCGGAAGTGTCGCCGCTCTGAAGCTTCAATGCCGCCATGGCGATATCGGTTGCACCAAGGTTGCAGACTACCGTTAGGTAGCTAAACCCCTTGGTATCAATCTCAACCGAAGTAAAACTGGCGTTGTCGCGAATGACGGCGGGCGGAATAAGGTTGACGTATCTTTGATCCTGTCCGTGATTCATGTTCTATTCCTTGCGTTTGAATTCGATGGAAGAAAAGCCAGCCCAGCAAGTCGCTAGGCTGGCTACGTTTCAGACGATGGCTTAGGCCATCTTGAGAGCGACAACCGGACCGGCTGCGGATGCGGTGCCGACTTCATGGACCACAATGTCCACTCGCTCAGTGGCTCGCAAGCCGATCTGATCGAATTCAAAGTAACGGCTTGCATCAGCCTGCACGTTGATGCCTCGACGGGTGCCCATGGTGGCCGCCAATCGCAGGTCGCCAATGAATCCGTAGGTTGCCCCTGATTGCGCCCCAAGCGTCACCGGCATCACCTGAGTGAATACCACCGGATAGCCAAGGAACTGGAGAACCGGACCATTGCCGAGGTCAACAACGCTGTTGCCACCAGCCGCCACCTGCAATCGTGCCATCGAAGCTTCGTAGCCCTGCTTGCTAACAAACCAAGCGGACTGCATTCCGTTATAGAATGGAAGCTTCGCCATTGCCGAATGGAAATCGGCAAGAGTCAATGCACCGTAAGAGGTGGCCGAAGCTGCGGCTGAAACAGAGCCAGCCGCAACGGCATTCTTAACCCCGACGATTCCGCCGTAGGTGGAGGTGCCATCGCCAAGGAATCCGCACTCGTCTTCCTTCACGCTGAACGCCCACGCCATTTCCTGAGCCAGCGTATCAGCGATCGAAACAATCGCGTCTTCGCTCAGCTCATTTGATACGCGGGTCAGTGCCGCAAGCTTCTTCGCGACAAGCTTTGCATTCCCGACCGCCATGTCGCTGGCGGTAACTTCGGAATTTTCCGAAACGAAATAGGCAGTCACCCCGCCGATCCGTCGCGGAACATCCAAGGTGTCGGCGGTCATCGGCACGTTGCGGACATTCTGCCGGAAGACGCCATAGCTTTCCCGCAGGTCAACGATTGCCGATTCCATTGGCGAAGGAACAAGGAAGCCGCCCTTGTTGTTGTCGCTCTCGCCCATGGCCGCTTTGATGCCATGATCCTCGCACCACTGCCTTGCGCCAGCGTTGCCAAGGTATGCGCGAATCGCCTGCCCAGAAACGTAGGCGTCTTCGTCGGACTTGAACGCCTGCAGCGGACCTGTCCGCATAGCATGCGAAGGAATCTTGATCTTGATGGCTTTGGGGTCGCGGTCCAGTGATTCACTGGCTTTGCGTCCGACGTTGGCCGCCACGATGGCTTCAACCTTTTCGGCTCTTGCCAATTCAACCTTCAACCGGTCAATCTGGCCCTGCTTATCGCCAGCCCCCAGAATGCCGTCGATCTCCGTCGACTCTTCGGTCGACAAGTCGCGGGCTTCGCTGGCCGCCACTTCCGCGATTGCCTTGGCCTTAACCGCCAAGCCGTCGATCTCTTCCCTTAGCTGCTTGCTGTTCTTCATCGCTTGCCCTTTCAATGGTGCCGGCAAGCGTCAAAACGAAAACGGCGATCGCTGCCGGCTGTTGGTACTTCCACTCAGCCACATTGCGTCGATCGCCGCTAACGAGTTGCGAACAACTATTTCGGGACAATCTAAACTAGATCGTCAATCTGTCAAATTTTTGCTAGGCGGATCCTTGCCGCCAATAGCTTTGGCGTCCCTTTAGTTCTGGCTCCTGCTTCGCTCTTTTGCAGCAATGCCGATGGCGTCTTAGAAAACCGCCCTTCGGCTACTTGGACCTGTTCGTTCGTGGCGTTGCCAACCTCATCGGCAAACCCTTCGGCTACTGCATCGAGTGCGGTATACCATGTCTCATCTTGCATAATCTTCCGGATCTCTTCTTCGTCCTTGCCGGACCGCTCGGCATACGCTGGCACCATGGAGGAGGTATAAACGTCCAGCGTGTCGGCGGTCTTGCGGATCGCTGCCGCATTGCCAACAGCCATCGTCCAAGGATCATGGATCATCATTCGGGCATTGGCAGCAATCGTCACTTTCTCCCCTGCCATGGCAATATAGCCCGCAATGGATGCGGCCAACCCGTCGATTGCAACATCCACCCCGCCCGGGTGCCTCTTGATTGCGTTGTAAATTGCTGCCCCTTCATCGACCGATCCTCCAGGCGAATTGATGCGCAGCAAAACCCGCTTGCCTTCCATCTGCTTCAGCCCGGCAATTACGCTGGTTGCGTCGATCATGCCAAGCCATGCGGGGCCAATGTCGTCATACAAAAAAATCTCATTTGTTTTTGTGTCGACTGCAAACATGGTTTAACCTTTCAAGATAATGGTTGCCAATTCTTCCGCCCGACGTTCCGGCCAATCTGCTACGATCTGCCCGACTTCGGCGGCTAGCTCTTCGTTGGTCTTTACTCGCCCTGATGCCTCGATGAGTTGCCGCTTAGATTCTTCGCAATGATGCGAAGCAAGGTTGGGATCTCCGCCGACTTCGGCAATGACTTCTGCAAGCTTTCCTTCCCAGCTTGCGTAAAATTTTTCCGCCCAGTCTGCGAAGTTCTTTTGCCGGCATCCGTCGACGGTTCGCTTGGCTTCAACTCCAAGCAGGTTCCGCAATCGGCTAACCACCGCCCGACGCCCCGCCGTTCCCTGCGGTTCATCTTCCGGCGAATCATCGTCTTCATCTTCTGGCGAGTCATCCGGTTCTTCGACAATAACTTGTCGCGTATCAATCGATGGATTGGCATACTCATCGCCCCCTTCGTATGGGTTGAGGTCAAGCATAGCCCTGGCTTCATTCGGACTAATCACCCTGGCCGTTATGTAGGTTGAAAGGATCTGGCTTTGCGTCTGCGAATCCGCCCGCAATAGCGCCCTGTCAGTGAATTTGAAGTAGTGCGAATCCGATTGCTTTTCAGCGTCACTCAGTAGCTTGTAATCTAGTTCCTGTTCCCATTTAACAAGCCAGCGCATCAGCGTATCCAAAAGATATGCAAGCTTCTTTTGTTCCAGGCTGTTGTAGGATACGCTTGCATTGTCGCCCAAGATCGATTCCAGCCCGAACAATAAAGCGATATCCTGACGGCTAAACGCTCTTTGCTCGATCATCTGCATGTCTACGCTGCTCATGCTGATAACGTTGGCCTTGATGCCTTCACGCAACAGCCCGATCTGCCCGGCCTTCTCGCTTCCGTTGTGGTGTGCTTTGAACGCCTCCACAAATCGCTTCGCGTCCTGTTCGTCGGCAAACGCTCCTGCCGGTGCCTCAAGTAGAATCGATCCGGCGAAGCCTTTGCTTAGCTGGTTCTCTAGGCTTCGCTCGCTATCGATGGCAATCCGCAAAGTTCGCTTGTGCGTCGGTATACTGCCCTTTCCATCGATGCCATCAAAAGAGATTCCCTTAATATGCAGGACGTCCGCGTCTGGGATAATCAGCATGTCATCTTGCTGAATCACGAACTGTCGAAACAAGCTTTCCCGGCTGTCGCTGGCTGGCTTCGTGACGTGATACTTTTCTCCACGGAACACCACACAAACGGTATTGTCCGGATGCAATGGCAGGATCTCCATTGGACGCCCCGACGCATCCCGCACAATCCACGATCTAGCATTGCCCCATAGTAGGGCATGGACCATGGATAGCTCCTTCCAGTCGAACGCAGAAAGAAGTGGCGTCGGTCTGTTGCGGACTAGGTTGTAGGCTGGGTGTTCGGTTGCCTTCTCCGCTCCTCGATCCAGCCTCCGATAGACGTGCAAAGGCAATTGCCCGACGTGCCCGCCTATCTTGCTGATCGCATGCCATACCGCCGGAATGCTGATCGCTTCTTCCGGGCCTACGTGCTTGCTGTCCTCCATGCCTCCAAGCATGGAACCAATCGCGTTTCGCAAGGTTCGCCAATTCAATGCCATCGGTTGTCCCTCAGAATACAAACAAGGAACCCTTGGCCCGCTGCGGTGCCAAGCTTGCCAAACGAAACGCCATGATCGTAGCCACCATCGGATCTATCTTTTCTTTGCTTCCCCGCTTATCCGGCATCACCTCGCCCTTGGCGTTTTGCGTCGTCACCAAGTTGGACGCACACCACGCCAGCAAAGGATTGCCATCGTGCCGGATTGCTCCTGCCTTCAATGCTTTTAGGAATGTTCGCAATGGCTCGTTGTACATGCTGCAATTCTGGTAAAACTCAACACACTTCAAGCCGTCGCTAGTCAAATCCTGTGCAACGTCTCTTGATGTATGGGGATCGTACGCCCAGTCCTTGGTCTTATACTCTCGCCACCATTGCTTGCAAGTTGCCTTCAAATCGTTCAACTCAGACGGGCTAACAATCAACAGGCCGCGCCGGACGTAATCCGCCCATGGCTCTTTTGCTATGTCTCGTTCGTTCTCGCTGTTGATAAACGATCTTGATTGTATTTCATAACGATATCGATTCTCCCCGGCCTGATCGGTTCCATCATGAAACCTTGCGACCAATGATACCGCCGCCAAGTCATCACGTCCGCCTAAGTCCCAAGCACCGCAAACCACTTCCGCCTTGCTCCAGTCGGACAGTTCGCCAGCCGCCAAACTCCAAAGCGTATCATCGATGGCTTTTTCGTTGCTTGTTACCTTTACGTTTAGGCAATACCTTTTGAACTTGTTAAGCTCAATCGGTCCCGATCTCGCAGCGTTCGCCTGTTCCTGTAGGTAGTCGTGCTTCGGGGTTATTGGATAGTTCGGGTTGGCTTTCTTCCAGCATGCCGAATCGAAAGGATCGTCCGCCGGATGTTCGATCCCATTTGCATCGATCCACGCATCGTCGATGCGGGCGATGAACGCAAAGTAAGTGTCGCCTATCGGGTCGTCGTTTCGATAATCCTGCAAAGCCTGAGTGCAGATACTATCGATATTGTTCCACACGGTAGATCGATCATCGCCCGCCGTGGTAATCATCACGATTAGCGGTTGCCTCCTTGCCCCGCTGGCCGTGGTCAGCTTGTCATACAATCCTAAATGCCGATCTCGCCATTCGTGGATTTCATCGAGTACGGCACCATGGATATTCAATCCGTCGGATGTTTTGCTGTCCGATCCGATCGGCTTCAGAAAACTATTAGCTTGGTATCCGTCCGCATTTACCAAGATAGCCTTCGCAAGATTGGAGCATTGCGAAGAAAGGATCTCACTGGTTCTTGCCATCTCCTTGGCGACGTTGAATACGATGCGGGCTTGCTCTTCTTTGGTTGCTGCACAATAAACCTCGGCGGCTGGCTCGCATGGGTAGTCAAGGATTGTGAGGAGTAGGGCAAGTCCTGCTGCAAACTCGGACTTCCCCCACTTGCGACCGGCGGTGAGGTAGGCGTAACGGAAACGCCTGGTTCCGTCTTTACGCCTCCAGCCGAACAAGTTCCAGACAATGAACAGTTGAGATTCGGAAAGGTCAAATCGGCGGCCTGCCCATTCTCCTTTGGTGAAGCGAAGGCAAGTAGGAAAAAAATAACAAGCAAGGTCAGCAAGCTTTTCATCGAAGTAGTATCCCCTCTGTTCCGCATGTTTAAGATCCCACAAGTGCCGCTCGATCGCTGCTTTCAGCCATCGTCCGGCTACAATCTTCCCGCTCCTGATTCCGTCGATGTAGTCTTGAACTTGTCGCTTCGTGGTTGTCATTTGCCAAGCTTAGCTTCCAGCATTTCCTTAATGGCATCCGCTGGA